CGGCGGTCGTCACCGTGTTCATGGTTCCGGTGAGCGCCTGTAGACCGCTGTTGAGCGCCTGATAGCCCTTGACTGCGGCGAACGCGGTGCCGATGCCGATGATGATGGGCGCGAGTTCCTTGCCGTGCTGGATGAACCAGTTGAGCGTGTCGGCGACGAGTTTGATGCCGTCGGCGAGACCTTCGGGAGGGATCATGTGCGCCCAGTCGATGACCATGTTGACGACGCCCATGATCGCGTCCCTGATGGTGTCCCACGCGGATTTGAACGCGGTGATCGCGCCGTTTTCCTCCAGTTTGGAGTAGAGGCGCTGGAACCAGCCGATGAGCCCTTCGATGCCTGCCTGGACGACGGGCACGGCGTTGGTGACGCCGTCGGCGATCCAGCTCATGCCGCCGGTGATGGCGGGTTTGACGCTGTCGAGCACGCTCGCGCCGAGCTTGACGAACGCGGCTTCGAGGTTGCCGGTGGCTCCCTCGATGGTGCTGGCGGATGTGGCGGCTTCCACGGCGGCGTCGGTGAAGCCGAGCGACATGATCGCGTCGTTGAATTCCTGCGCGGTGATCTGCCCGTCGGCCATCGCGTCGCGGAAGTTGCCGGTGTAGGCTCCGGCCTCCTTGAGTGCCTGTTGGATCTTGCCGCTCGCGCCGGGGATCGCGTCCGAGAGCTGGTTCCAGTTCTCGGTCGTGAGTTTTCCCTGGCCGGCGGTCTGCGTCAGCACCATCGCCACGGACTTGAAGGTGTCGGCGGAGCCGCCGGCGACGGCGTTGAGGTTGCCTGCGGCTTCGGCGAGCTTGTCGTAGTTGGGCACGCCGTTGGCGGCGAGCTGGGCGGTGGTGTTGCGGATGTCGTTGAGGTCGTAGACGGTCTTGTCGGCGTAGTCCTGCGTGCTGGCGGTGAGTCGTTTGATCTGCTGTTCGCTGACGCCGGCGAAGTTCAGGGTGCTGGCGAACTTCTGGGCGCTGTCGGATGCGCTGGTGATCTCGCCGGACAGGCCCATGAACGCTTCGATGGCCTTGCCCGCGACGCTTTGCGCGATGCCGGTGATGACGCCGAGTTTCGCGCCGAAGCCGCCGGCGAAGCCGTTGCCGGCTTTGATGCCGGCGGTGTTGCCGGCGGTTTCCGATGCGCTGCCGAACGCCGATTCGATGGCCTTGCCGACGCCCTTCATGCTGGGCACGATCTGTACGAACGCGGTGGCGATCTCGATTGCCATGCTATGCCTCCCTGATGGTGGTGCGCGGTGCGGCCAGGTATGCGGCTAGTTGTTCGTCGTCCATCGCCATGACCTCGCCGCCCGTGGCTTCATGCCGGACGGTGCCGGGGCGTTGGAGTTGTCCGCGCCAGCGCGCGCCCTTGCGTGAGGCTTCCTTGGTTTTCGTCCAGGCGAGGAACGCGAGGCTGTCGCGGATGTCGGCGAGGAGGTAGGTTTGGTCGTCCCATGCGAGGCGCGGGTTGAGTTTTTGCCAGATGATGGACTGGCGGGGGAGGTTGGCGGCCAGTGCGGCCGCCCGGTTGGCGGGCAGTTCGCCAGTCCATATGAGGTCGGTGTTAAGCCCATAGAAACGCTGGAAGTCCGCTTCGAGCGCGTCGGGTGCCGTGGCGAGCATTCCTATGAGCGTCAGGAGTTTGGGGCGACCTGTTCGAGGAGCTGGGCGATGAATTCGCTGACCTTGTCGATGCTCACGCGCCCGGTGTCGGGGTCGCGCAATGCGTCCTTCATGGCCGTGTACTGGGGGCCGCAGAGCTTCTTGAGGAAGGGGACGATGGCGAACGCGCCGGCACCGTTGCCGGACTGGGCGGTTTGGAGGTCGTAGAGGTATTCGACCATGTCGAGGTCGTCGAAGATCGCGGGGCTGACGGCGAGGGTGACGCCCATGGCCTCGACGGTCTTGGGCTGGTTTTTCGGGGTTTTGTGGTCCTGCGGCTGCTTGGCTGCCATATGCGTGTCCTTTCAGAGGGGTGCGCCCGCCGGACGGCGGGCGCGGGGTGGGATCACTTGCTGAGCGAGGCGGTGGCGACGTTGGCGATGTATTCGACGCTGGTGGCTCCGTTGATGAGGTCGCTCGGGTTGGCGCTCATGGTCACGCCGTAGCCGATGGCGTCGCCGGCGCTGTAGGTGGTGTCGTCGAATTCGGTGATGGTGCCGTCGGCGACGACGATGCGCTTGACTCGGTTGCCGGTCATGGCGATCTCGAACACGAGCACGAGGCTTTCGCCGGACGGGATGGCGTGGTAGACGGTGAGCTTGTCTGCGGTGCCGGTGACGTTCGCGGTGCCGAAGCGCAGTTTGAGGCTGGCTTCGTTGGTTTCGATCATGTTGAACTGCCATGTCTCGCCGTAGCCGCTGATCTCGGACAGCACCTTGATGCCGCCCATCTCGTTGATGTCGGTGGTGTCGGTGTCGGTGGCGTTGGTGACGCCGTCCTCCGACAGGTAGCCGACGCAGGTGTATGTTGCCGGCAGGGCTGTGGTGGCGTCGGTCGGCAGGGCGGTTCCTGCGGGCGCGTAGTAGAGGCAGCCGGTCTTCTTGGGCTTGCCGAGGCTGACGTTTTTCTTGTTGTTGTGGTTGGTTTCGGCCATGATGGTGCCTTTCGGATGGGGCGGCGTCGTCTTATTGGGTGGCGGCGTCGAGGCTTATGGTGATCTGGTATCGGGGCTGGGGCGGCGGGCCGGGGTCGGGGAAGTCGATGACGCTTTCCACGGTGACGGCGGCGATGGGGTCGAGCAGGTCGAGGTCGAGCAGTCGGGGCAGCACTTGGCCCGTGGCGAGCTGGGCGGCTTGCCATCGGGTTTCGGCCCAGACCTGCACGGCGATGGTGGGGCGGCTGCTGTATTCGAGTTCCCGGCCGCCTACCCGTTCGATGGTCACGAACCGTTGGGGCCGGTCTGCGGGCACTTCGAGGTAGGCGGTCAGGCCGTCGCCGTCGGGGTCGGCGTCGATCCAGTCCTTGACTGTTTTTTCGAGGTTGAGTCTCATTGCTGTTTCACCGACTTGAGCAGCGTGTTGTGTTTCGCGTTGTCCTCCATCGCCTTCACGTTGCCTTCGGAGCCGTGCCCGGTCGTGGCGAGCGCGACGCTGCCTTTGGGGGTGCTGACATGGGTTGCGGCCTCGTAGGTCGCGCCTTCGACCTGTGCCATGCTGTTGGCACGGGCGGCGATGAGCGCGGCCTGTTGGTCGATGGTCTGCTGGATGGGTGCGGATTGGCGTACCGCACGGAAGCCGGCGAGGTTGAGTTTGACCTTTGCCATGCGTTGCTCTCCTAGCCTCTGGTGTCGGCGAGTTCGACGGTGAGGTTCCAGCGGGTCGGGGTCATGCCGCCCGTGTAGGGGCGGGGGTCTCCGATCACGGTGTATTCGACGCCGTCGATTCTCGCCTTGGCCCCGCGCAGGCTCCGGTAGGGCCATGCGCGGGGCATGTGGATGGTTTTGGCGGTGCGGATGCCGTCGGGGCGGATGGGGTCGGTGGAGTTCGACTGGCTGCCGTCCTGTATGAGCACGTCGTCCACCTGTTCCTCGCGGGTGTTCCAGATGATTCCGCCGCCGGGGTCCTCGCCGGCTTTGACGCGGTGGATGAGGGTGATGGTCTCGCCTCTCATGCCGCGCCTCCGGCCATGTCGTAGGCCCATGTCTCGCCGTCGCCGCCCAAGGCTTCCTTCTCGCTCGTGGTGAGGTAGAGGTCGCCGGCGGGGTTGGCGTAGCTCAGGCTTTCGCTGTAGCTGCCGGCCGTCTGGGTGGATTGGGTGACGCCCGACATGTCGGGGCCGGCCTGCATGGCTCGTTTGACGGCCATGCAGGCGATGCGATTCAACGTGGCGGGCTTGGCGGCGGGCCAGCGCGGGCAGGTGGTGCGGATCAGGTCGGATGCGTCCGCGAGCAGCGCTTCGGCGCGTTTGTATTCCTCGCCGGTGAGCGCGTGCCAGCGTGCTTCGAGGTCTCCGACCTGCGCGAACGGCTTCTCGTCGTCCGTTTCGTCCTCTCCCCCGCCGGCCTGCGTCACGGTTGTGCCGTCGGACAGGTTGAGCGGGGTGCTGGGGTATCCGTCCATGCGGGGTCTCCTTAGGCGAGCAGGCCGGCGGCCTTGAGCTTGGTCAGCGTGGAGTTGACCTTCGCGACGATGGCCGCCGAGTCGGCGGATGCGGCGAGCTGCGCTTCGGCCGCCTGCTGGAGCACGCCGCCGCGCGCGCCGGCGGTCGGCGCGGGCGGCGTGAACGTAGACGGCTTGCCGGAGATGGCCGACCATGCGATGGTTGCGACGCCTTCCGCGAACGGGGTGCCGTCGGGCTTGACCAGACGCACGGGAATGGACAGGCCGATCTCGTCGGCCTCGTCGTGTTCCTGTACTACGAGCGTCTGGGTGAGGGGCGCGGCCATCACTTGCTCGCCTTGACGGAGGATGTGGACTTCTTGAGCACGGCGATGCCCTTGGGGTCGAGGATCGCGTAGGAGTACATGGCCTCAGTGCGGTAGGCGATCTGGTTGACGCCCTTGAGGTCCTTGCCGGTGTTGTCGGGGTCGCCGTATTCGATGATCTCGCTCCAGATGTCGCGCACCATGCCCCACTTGATGAGGCGGAAGTCGCCGAGGAAGGCGAGGATGCCGGTCGCCGGGGTGACGAGCCGGCCGTTGACCGTGCCGGACGTGGCGGCCGGGATGCCGTCGAGGTTGCCGACCTGAAGGTTGATCGGGATCTCCGGGTAGAAGCGCTGGCCGGTGGAGGGAACGCGGATCTTGCGCAGCTCGTTGGCCATGGTCTTGGACAGGGCGATGCCGTTGATGTCGTACTCGTCGCTGACGGCCTCGGCGAGGCTGTCGATGTCGGCGACGCGATCGTCGGTGGCCGGCACGCTGACCGCGCTCTTGGCGAGCGCGTTGAAGCCTTCGAGGGTCGTTTTCTTCTTGGGGTCGAAGGCGTGGTAGACGACGTAGTCGAGGACGCGGCCCATCGCGGCGGCCTGGTCTGCCTGGATCTTGCTGATGATCTCCAGTTTGGCGTCGTCGTCGGCCCACTGGAGCTCGTTGCTGAGGCGGGTGGTGGTCTGCACCTTGAAGCGCTTGCCGACGACCGGGGTGAGGGTTTCCTCGTAGCTGGACTTCTGCGCGCCTTCGGCGACGACCTCGGCTTCGGAATTGCCGGTGAAGACCATGTAGTCCTTGTCGAGGAAGAGCTGGGGTTCGCTCGGGGACAGTGCGGCGATGGTGCTGGTGTCCTTGGCGCGCTTGGTGATGACGGTGGCTACTTCCTTGGGGAGCAGCACCTTGCTGGTGTCGAGTGCCATGATGATGGTTTCCTTTCGGATGGTTGGTGGCGGTTAGTCTTTGTTGCCGAAGAGGCTGCGCACGTATGCCTTGGCTCGTTCGTCGGCGGTTTGGCCGGCGGGGTGCTGTGCCGGGTTGGGCACGTTCGGCAGCTTCGGCGCTGGGTGCATGAGCGGTTTGAGGATGTCGGCGTGCGCCTGAATCTCCTCTAGGGTGCTGCCGCGCAATGCTTCGGCCGGGATGCCGGTCTTGGCTGATACCTGCGTCTTCCATTCGGCCTGCTGTTCCTTGGCCTTGTAGGCGGCGACCTGCGCTTCGAGTTCCTGCGTGCGCTTGGCGGCCTTCTCGGTCTCGCTCATTTGGGATTCCTTGAGCTTTTCCAGCTCGTCGGCGGCGGCCTTGTTGGCCTTGGCCTTCTTTTCCCAGTCGCGCGAGTGGCCGAGCGCTTCCTTGTATTTGGCTTCCCAGTCGGTCTCCTCGCCGTTGCCGTTCGGTTTGGCCGGCGGGGTGGGGTCGGTGGTGTCCGAACCGCCTTCGGCGGGCGGGGCGATGTATCGGATATGGGGGTGCTGGAGGTTGAGGAACATGGTTGTTCTCCTTGTGTTCGGGCCCTTTCCGGGCATTGAAAAAGCCACCCGTGCGGGTGGCTGAAAACTCTTGGCCCGGTTGGCGGGCATGAAAAAGCCCCGGCGGATGTCGGCCGGGGCTGGGATCAGTCGGCGAGCGCCAGTGCGATGAGGTTGCGGCTGGGCTGGTCGATGTGGTCTTTGGGTTTGTTGTGGTAGAGGCAGTGGAGCAGGTCGGCACGCAGCTCCGTGTCGGTTAGTGTGACGCCGGTGTCTTCGATGTTGAAGTAAGGGGTTTCGAAGCGTTCGGAGTAGTCGAGTAGGAGCAGGTCGGTGTTGTCGTTGTGGTGTTGGGTGAAGTATTCTTCTTCGCTCATGACAATGCCTCCTGAATCATGGTATTGAACATTTTAGCTGATTCGGGGAAGTAGTTGGCGATGAGCCGCCATGCTTCGGGGTTTGCCATCTGCGCGTCGAGCATTTCGGCGAACGCTTCGGTGGATTGGAGTTGTCCGCTTTGCCGGAAGTAGCCTTTGGGGTGGCCGACGCTGCCGTGGTAGTCGTCGCCTAGGGCGGCTTGGAGCATGTCTTCGACGTTGCGGTCGGTTTTTGCGGAGTTCGTCGCGATCTCTCGGGCGATGGCCTTCATGACGCTTTGTCGGCCGGCGGGCTTGTCTTCGGCCATGAGGGTTGCCTGTGTGGTGTCGAATATGCGTTGGGCGTCCCTTTTGAGCACGTCGTTGAACAGTTTGCCGTTGTGAGGGGCCCATGAGAACGAGTTCTTGTCGAGTAGCCAGTCGAGCATGTGGCCGCTTTCGTGGAAGAGGTTCTGCACTGGGCGGTGTGCGTTGTCTCCGGCCATGACGGTGTCGAGGTTGAGGTGGATGCCGCCGTCGGAGGGACTGAAGTAAGCGCCTTTGGGGAGCCGTGTTTCTTTGATGTCGTATTGGGCGGCGTATTTGGCCCAGAGCCTCGCCGCGTCTTTGTGCTCGGTTTTGTTGAGGAGCCGGTTGACGCGGCGGGTATACGCTTCGCCGAGTTGTTGTTCGAGTCTGCTGCCTCGCGGGATGCGCAGGTCTGGCGCGAATTCCGATCCGTCGGTGAACATGTCCGGCGATTCGCTGCGCATCCACGAGAGCACGGTGTTGGGATCGCTGCCGTCCCCGGCCGCTTTGGCGGCGTTCTTTGCCTGCTGGTATATGGCCTTGAGTTTGTCGGGGTCGTAGCCGTCGATCTCGGTCTCTCCCCACGAGGGGACGATCTTGCAGTCGCAGTCGTGGTGGTACCTGTGCCACTTGCCGGCGGTGTCCTCGCTGGCATAGACGAAGCCTCTGGACGCGAGCATGGCGCAGAACGCGCAGGTCTTGCCTTGGGGCACTCGCGCGTATTTGGGGCGGGTGGGGTCGTTCTGGGCGGTGAACCGTCCTGTGAGGCGTGCGGTCTCGTTGATGACGTCCTTGGCGAGGCGCGCCCAGTCGTCTTCGGTGTAGCCTCGCGTGTTGATGGCCCAGAGGTGATCCATGGTCAGGCCGGCTTTGCTTCGGCCGTTGATGACGTCGGTGAATTTCGCGCCGACGTGCATGGTGTTGTTGTAGCCGCCGACGATCTGCCAGAAGGCGCGGTCCGAGCTGACCTGCGCCTCCTTGTAGTCGGGCATGCTGATGCCGGCGGCTTCGGCCCATGCGGCTCGCACGTTCCTGTAATAGTCCTGTGCGATGAGGTTGGCCTTGCGCGCGTAGTCTTCCAGTTGGCGTCGGGCTTCGGTGGTGGGATCATCGCCGAAGTAGAGGCTGTTGGGCACCATCGTCTTGGCTTCGATGATGAGGTCGGCGAGCTCGTCCTGATAGTCGTCCCACATGTCGTTGAGGTGCCCGTTGAACGCTTTACGCTGCGCCGGGCTGAGGTTGCTCAGCGGCAGGCTGTTGCTGTCCATTGGCTGCGGCCTCCTGCGTGTCGGTCTTGGCGGTGGCGATCTTGGCGCGTAGTTCGTCGATGGCGTTCTGCGTGCGCTGCTGTTTCTCGTAGGCGCGATGGGCGGCGATCTCGTCCCATGTCAGGCCGGCGCGGCTCAGGCCCACGTCGCTGTCGGCGAAGGCGGGGTTGGTGGACGCGACCTTCTGGTACCAGTCGGCGCGGGCGGCGTCGCTGGCTTCCTTGGTGGGTGCCCAGATCGGTCGCAGTTGGCGGATGTCGGCTTCGTCCGCGCCCTGGGCGGCGAGCGCCATGGCGAGGATGCCTTTGATGCTTTCGCCGAAGCGTTTGTTTTGCCGGTCGGCGGTGCGGGAGAGTTTGCGTTCGGCTTCGGCCATGGCTTCGGCGCTGGCGGGGTTGTCCATGGTGATGCCGAGGTCGTTGACGGGGATGTCGGTTTCGCTGCTGACCATGAGGGCGACGGTTCTGAGCATGTCGGAGTGTGGCTGCATCGAGGCCTGTGTGAGTTGGCGCAGTTCGGGTTTTTCGCCGTTGCGGCCGGCGGGGATGCCGTTGATGACGCTGACGATGCTGCCCCATGTGTCGGGGCTTACCTGGCTTTTGTTGGCTCCGAGGAACCAGATGCGTGGTGCCGCGTAGAATTCTGCGGTCGCTTCCATGCGCACGAGGGTGCGCAGTCCGAGGTCGGTGAGGGCCATGAGCGGGCGGGTGATGCGGCTGGAGCCGAGGGGTCGGTAGAGCTGCTGGTCGCTGACGATCGGCACGACGGTGGGGCGGTCGAAGCCGGTTTCGATGCGTTCGGCCTGCCATGTGCCGCCGTTGCGGCGGCACAGGTAGACCTTGCCGGGCAGCCATACGTCGAAGCGGGTGATGTAGCCGTCTTTGTCTTTGTCGCGGATGGTCATGGCTGCGCCGATCCTGTCGTTGCCCCAGTCCCATAGGGCGCTGCTCCAGTCGGCGGCGCGGGGTGTGATCCGTATGTCGTCGTCGTCGCCGGAGATGGTCATGAAGCTGCATCCGTGCGTGTATGCGGACACGATGGCCTGCTGGATTTTCACGCCGAACGTGTTCGCCGCGACGAGGTCGTCTACCTGCGTCTGGAGGGTTTCGGGCGCGTCGATGCCTTCGAACACGGAAAGGTCGGCGAGCGCGCGGACGGCTTTGTTGGGCCAGCCGATCATTGGTTTGGCGAGGGCTTTCATGGCCGGCGGGATGCTGTAGGCGACGCCTTTGTAGTGGTAGTGGGCGAGGTAGTAGCTGGTGCGCAGGGTGTTGCGCGTGTAGTGGCGTCGCCATTGTTTGAGGAGTTCGTTGATGGTGGGCTGGTCGTCGGGGTCCACGCCGGCGATGGTGTTGGCGTAGGCGCTTTCGATGGCGAGCCAGCCGGCTTGTCCGCGCAGGATGGGGACGTCGTCGGTGTTCATGATTAGTACCATGCTTCCTGTTGTGCGGTGGGGTCTCTTCTGGTGGTCATGGCCCCGTGGAGGGCTAGGGTGACGGCGTTGAGCGGGCTGATGTCGGTGTCGTCGTCGGGTCGGTTCCATCCGAAGAGGCCGTTTTTGCCGATGGGGCGCGTGGTGGCTTTGGCGGCGGCTTGCCAGAGTGGTTGTTGGCCGTCTTCGGGCAGGTGGGTGAGAGTGCCGTCTCTGAGCATGTCCTGGAGGCGTCCGCAGGCGCGGCCCATGTCGGTGGCGGCGGTGACGGTGACGGTGACGCCGGCTTCGGCGAGGTCGGGCAGGAGCGCGGTGGCGGGGCTTTGCCCGTCGATGACGAGCGCGGCGGTTTGTTCCCAGACCTTGTCGATGAGGTTGACGGCCCACATGGTGCCGTCGTGGTTGGTGTCCCTGTATTCGGCGAGTTCGATGTGGGCGGTGCCGTCGTCGTAGCGCATGCATGCGCCGATGGTCAGGCGTGTGCGTGTGGGGTTCATGTCGATGCCGAAGCTCATGACGCCGCCTGGGCGGCGGGCGTCGATGGTGGCTTCCTCCCATTGGCGGCGGTCGATGGCGCGGCTGAGGGCGTGTTCGTCCCAGATGCCGAGGGCTTCGCGCCGGAAGTCGTCGCCGGTGAGGTTCTCCCACAGGTTGGCGATGGATTCGTCGCTGGTGTGGGCCGGGTAGCTGGGGTTGGCTTTCCTCCATTGTTCGCGGTCGAGGGGGTCGGCGTCGCGGTCGGCGGCGAATTCGACGTAGAGGGTGCTGTGGGTGCGGCCCGCGCGCGTTTTGTCCCTGAGGCGGGTGAACGCTTCGCCGTTGTCCCTTGGCCCGGGCGGGGTGCCCATGTAGATGGTCTGGGGGTTGTAGGCGCGGTTCTGGGTCGGCAGCATCGACGCCATCGCCGAGTCGGACAGGTGCTGGGCCTCGTCGATGACGAGCAGGGCGATCTTCTTGACGCCTCGCAATGCGCCGCGTTCGCGGGCGCGGAAGAAGATACGGCTGCCGTTGCGGAAGCGTATCTCCTCTTTGCCGGCGGCGAGGCTGATGCCGTGGTCGGGGTCCACGAGGCCGCTCATCTCCGGCCTGAGCACGATCGCGCACAGGCTTTCGAACGTGTCCTTGATGACGCTGAAGTGCTGCGCCGTCCACACGATGCGCATGCCGGGGGTTCGGGCGGCGCGGTGGATCGCGACCCAGCCGATGTCGTAGGTCTTGCCTGTCTGGCGCGGGATCGACAGCACGGCGTTGCGGGCGCTCCAGAAGCCGTCGGCGCTTTTCGCGAGGATAATCCGGTTGATCTGCCGCTGCCAGACGTCGAACCGGTCGCCCGCCGCCGCGGCGAGCCGGTTGAGGCTCGGCTCGCCGCTGGTGTACAAATCGTCGGGGATGATCTGGCAGGCCGCCCCGTCAATCCTCGTGCTCATCCAATCGTATGTCCTCCGTGTCCAGGGCCTGCATGGCCGGATCATGCTCGTTCGACGCCTTGTCGATCGCCTCGATCTCGGCGCTCATGTCCGCCAAGCGTTTCGTCAGGCTGGCGAGGTCGCGTGAGCTTATCGACCCTTCGTCGAGCTTTTCGGCGATCAGGTTGCGCATCGCCACCAGGAGGCGGCGACGATCACCGGAAGCGGCGGCATTGCTGACCCTATGGGACTTCGACGCGCTCTTCGACCTGGTGGTTTTCGACGTTCTGGCGACCATGACGGCTCCTTGCCAAGTGTGGAAAAAAGTCCGGGGGAAAAACGGCCCTTTGCCCGTGGTGGCCGTGAGGTGGCCGGGCAGGGTCTACTCCCTACCCCCGAACCAGTCCGAGCAGCGGATCGGCCCGGCCGAGACCTGTGCGGCGCGCTGCGGCGCTTTGCCTTGCGTGATGAGGTGGGCGACGCGCTCGCGTGCCCATGCCAGACTGTGCGTGCCCTTGATGGCGTTGCACCATCGGTGCGCCGGCCCGCTGTTGTCGTGCGTCAGGGTGCCGCCTCGCGCCAAGGGTATCGTCTCGTCGATCACGAAGCTGTACGGGTCGGGCGAACGCAGCGTGTAGTCGATGGGCCGATAGCAGATGTAGCAGTCGGCTTGCATGTGCCGCCATCGCTGCTGCTCCAGCCTGCGCCTGTGCCCGTTGCGTTTGCGCGGGTTGCTCACCTGAGCCTCGGTTCCGCGGTGCATTGGCTGACCTCGACGCCGGCCCTGAACACGATCTCGTCGGCGATCAACGGCACCCACACGATGCCCAGATCGTCGCGCCCCACCTCCGGGTAGGGCTGCCGGTCGGCCAATGGGTAAGGGAAGATCAAGCCGTCCACGAGCACACGCCCCCTGCGGGCGTCCACTTCGATGCGCTTGGGACACAACGCCATGACACGCCTCCAATCGAACGCTTGTACGGATCGACAGACTGCGCTCGCCGGCGGGAAGAAGAGGAAAGAACCGGCGGCGAGGCGTCTGTCTGTGGTGGTTTCTCGGGTGCCGCATACGCTGGTTGTGCACGGTGCCGGCGGCGGCTGGCGGATGGTGCGGGATTCGAACCCGCGAAGCATGAGGCTATCATGCTTGCCCGCTTAGCAAGCGGGTGCCTTCGGCCGCTCGGCCAACCATCCAGCGGGAACAAAAAAGCCCCGCCGGCATGGGCAGGGCTTTCTCGATACTCCGATTACACGCGACAGCGTAACACGGAACCGGGTCAGGGGTCAAGCGTCGTCGTGGTCGCGTTCGTCCTTGGCCTGGGCGCACGCCAAGAGCTCCAGCACATTCCACGCCCAATAGGGGCCCTCGATGTGTCTTGTGCCGGGCATTTTGCCGCGTGCGCGCCAGTTCTTCAGGTCGTTGCCGCTCACGTTGACGCCGGTGTTGGCCCTGATCCAACGGGCGGCGTCGGATTGGGTGCGGGTGATGTGCATGAGGCCCGCGCTGCGCAGGTATTCGAGCCTGGTGCGCCGCAAGTCGAGCCATGCGCCGCAGGCGGGGCATATCGCATACCGTGCGTCTCGGGCGGCGTAGATGGGCGTGCGCACCGGCTCCCCCTGCTCGTCGCGACCGTTGAGACAGTCGGGGCATACGCCGATGAGCCGCTTCTCCGCACTGTGCGACGTGGCCGCGTCCACCCGTTCCGCAAGACGCAGGGTGTCCGCGTACAGGCCGGAGGCGTCTTCGAGCCGGGCGAGGTCGTACATGCGGCGCAGCAGCAGGCGGATGAGGTCGGCCCATTGCATGAGGGTGCGCGCCCGCTCGTATCGGTCATATCCGAGCGGCTTGATGCCGAGCCGGCCGCCCATGAGCTGCAAGTGCACCTCCACCACGTCGAACAGGGCTTGGGCGGTCTCGTTGACCGGCGGGGCCGCATACGCCGTGTTGCCATGTCGAGGAGAGCGCTCGCGGGTGGTGGCTTGTTTGTAGGCGATCTGCTGGAGGGCTGGCATGCCGGCCTTCAGGAGCCATGCGAGGCGTCGCGCCCAGTCTCGGGCGCATGCCTTGCAGATGGTGGCCTCGGCCGGTTTGCCGCAGATGACGCAGTTGTGTTCCATATCCCCCGCCCTTGTCGGTGCTAGACTTGCCTTTTGGACAATGCAATGCCTCTGCCGCAAGGTGGGGGCTTTTTATTTGCCTCGCCGCCGTTCCCGGCGTGGCGGATTGGCCGGGGGCGGCTTGATTTCAACGATTTTTTTAACTTTCCTGTCTATTGTCGCTGATGCAGGCGGGTTTTGGCGGCGCGTACCGGGGTTCGAGGGATTCGGGGCGTTTCGGCTGTGGTGGCGCGGGGTGGGCTTGCAGGATGATGGCCTTCACCTCGTCGACGGGGATGCGCAGGGACTGCGCGGTCTCTTCCGGCGGCACACCCTTGCCGCGCCATTCCACGATGATCCTCCTGACGCCTTCGGTGACTTTCATCCCCTCGCCTCCTGCCGGTCGAGCCGTTCGCATGCGGAGTGCCTGGCGCACATCATGGCGACGCGGCGCATGCACTTGCGGATCGCGCCGTCGCAGGAGAGGGCGATGACGGTGAACCGGCCGAAGCATTCGGGGTGCGACACCCTCGCGGTGGGCGTGGCGGCGCCGCGCATGATGATGACCGGCCCGATCTTCCAGGCGGTGACGTTAACGTCGATGTCGATGTCGTTCATTCTCGTTCCTTTCTCGGCCGGCTCGTCCGGCCGTACTGCTTGCCGCCCCATATGCCCTGCAACGGGTAGCCGCTGATCCGGTTGTTATCGTCGGCAAAGGCGCGGCACTCGTCGATGACCGGGCATTGCCGGCACACGGCGAGCGCCGCCGCCTGTTCGTATGGTTTGCCGCTGAACCAGAGTTCGGGGTCGTGGTCGCGGCATGCGGCTTGATGTCTCCAGTTCATGGGCTATCGGCCGCCGTCGCAGGTGAAGACGATGCCGAGGCGTTTCACGACAAGTCCCTTTGCAGTGCGTGTTGGCCGGCCGCGGTGATGGCGTAGCGGCCGTATCCGACGTCTTCCGCGTATCCACGTGCTTCAAGGGACTGGTAGGTGCGCCGGTGATTGCCATCCGCAGGATAGACGTCGCCATGCCTGACAATCTGGAGCAGTGCGCTCTTTTGCGCGTAGGTGAGTCGCCGGACGCTCATTTCAACGCCTCCGTCCGCGCGGCAGTGATCGCCAACCGCGCAAGCCGCCGATACTGCTCTTTCGCGTCAGGGTTCAACTTCGACCACAACGGCTCCACCTCCTCGAAGCCCATGCCCGACGTACCCGTATAGACGGCGAGCGCCGCCGCGTCGATCTCCCTATCGGTGATCTTGCGGCATACGCCGGCCCTGTACGCCTTGCGCGACGCGAGACACTGGCCGAGACTGGTGATGCCGGCCGGGCGCTCGCCGTTGTCTGGGTAGGGGTAGCGTTCCTCGATCTCGTTGGTGATGATGCTCATCGTGTTCCCTCCATCGATTCGTATGCTTCAAGTACTTCCGTCAGGCAGCGTTCTTTGATGGAGGTCGTTTGGATCAGCGGGTTGTTTCCTTGCAGCATGGCGTCGAGTTGTGCCTGGCGTATGTCGGCGAGCTGGGTTTCGAGCCATTGGTGGAAGCTCATCGTGGTTCCTTTCCTGTGTGGTCGTCGGCCCTTGTGGTGGTGTGCATGCTTACCAGTCCTTTTCGAGTTCTTGGCAGTCGGGGCAGATGGATGACGTGGTGTCGGTGAGCGGTGCGCCGCAGATCGCGCAGATGGTCGGATCGTTGGCCGGTTCGGGTCGGTGGGCTGCTTCCAGGAGGCGGCGGATGAGTTCGATGGTCTGCGGGGCGGGGGTTGTGGTGTGGGTGCTCATTGCTTGTCCTTGAGTTTGATGTGTTCCCAGTCGCATGACGCTCCGCCGGAGTAGGAGAAGCATCGGACGGCCGCGCTGCCGTCGGGCAGTTCGTACCAGCGGACGTATCCGGGGTCGGGGTTGTTCACGGTGCCCTGGACGTCGCCTTTGGGTGTTTCTCCGCATGCCGTGAGCGCGAGGATGGCGAGGATCGCCGTGAGGGTTGCGGGTATTCGTTTGCGGGGGTTCATGATTGGGTTCCTTGGATGCCGGCTCGCATGATGTCGAGGTAGTTGGCGTAGTCGTTGCGGTCTCGGCGGATGCAGTCTTGGACTCGGTGGGTGCCTGCGTGGTTCTGGTAGGGGTCGCGGCCGATGGCTTGGTCGGTGAGGCGCAGGGTGGTGAGGTCGAGTTTTCTGTGGTGGAGCCCTTCGGCGATGGGGTGGTTGAGGTGGCGGCTGAGGTGGACGTCGAGTTGGCGTAGGTCGAAGTCCACGTTGGTGCCGGCGGGGTGGAGTGTGTATTGGCTGAGTTGGTCGTTGAGGAATTCGTGGATGTTCCATGCGGTGTGCTGGTAGTCGTAGGTGTCCTTGGGTGCTTCGGCGCTGGCGAGCATGAGTCCGTTGGCGAGGTGCATTTCGTAGGCTTTCAGGAGTTCGGGGTGGTTGGCCCAGTTGCGTATGTTGTCGGGGTGGACGATCAGGTGGAGGTTGTCGTGGGGGTGTTTGCCGGTCATGTCGGTGACTTGCATGCCGACTTCCAGGAGTTCGCACTGGTAGGGGTCGACGCCGGTGGTTTCGGTGTCGATCCAGAGGAGCATGTCGGGTTTTCTTGGCGGGCGGGGCGGGTCGAGGGGGATGGTCCGGTGGCCGATGGCGAGGGTTGTCGTGGTGTCGTTCATTCGTTGCCTTTCTTGATGTCGATGTGGGTGGGCATGTTTTCGGGTGGCGGGCAGGGGTGGCGTGTGCCGTCCGCGTTGAGCTGTTGCCAGCCGCCGGTGCGGTAGTAGACGGGGATGGTGGCGGGGTCTTTGCCCATGTGGACGAGGTAGCCGAGCCGGTAGGCGCGCTTGGGGTGGGCGTGGACCCATCCGTGGCATCCTGTGGTGCCGCTGCCGCAGAGTTGGAGCAGGTTTTCGGGTTGGTGGAGCCGGTCGAAGGGGTGGCTTCGCGGTTCCCTGTGGTGGATGCTGTCGCCGCTCCAGTGGCTGCCGGTCGCCTGGTCGCAGATGGCGCATCGGTATCGGTCTCGCCGTTGTACGGTGCGGCGGGTTTCGTCGGTGGGTTTGGTGCTCATCTTTGCGCCTTTCGTTGGCATTCGTTGATGATTTCCTTGGCTTTTTGTTCCGGGTCGATGCCGGTTTTGACGCAGGCCCAGAAGTCGGTTCTCATGCTGTCGGTGAAGGTGCCTACGGGCACGTGGTCTCGGATGTGGCTGGTGATCCACTGGTCGTCGATGACGGTGCCGTCGGGCAGTGCGTGCCGGTAGGGTTTCGGCTGGCTGGGCATGGTGTCCGTGTATGCGCCTTGGCGCAGCCATCGGCTCATGTTGGGCGCGTATTTGGGTTCGTCGATGGTTTTGGCGTAGGCGATGACGCTGCCGATGAGCTGTCTGGGGTCGGCCGGCGGCAGGCCTGCGACGCCTTGGATGGCGAGGTTCCACGCCTTTTCGGCTTCGTTTTTGCTGCCGGTGTGGCGCGGGTAGGCGTTCCACGCGGTCTCGAACGGGTCTTCGAGCATCCTGGCCTCGAGTTCGGCCATGGTGGTGCGCTCCGGCTTCGACTCGGACGCCGGTGTCGGTGTCGGTGTCGGTGTCGGCGTGGAGGGGTTGGGGGAGGTTATATCGGTATGGGTATAGGTATAGGTAAGGGTGCTTCGTTTTTGCTTGCCGGTTTGCTTCGCGTTTGCTTCACCTTTTGCTTCGGCAAGTGCTTCGTCGTTTGCTTCGTCCGGTTGAAGCATTTGCTTCGCGTTTGCTTCGCTGTCTGCTGAAGCATTTGCTTCGTTTTTGCTTCGTCTCGAGCGGCCGGACGCCTTGCCACCGGCACGGCCGGCGCGGGCGCGTTTCTCCTGCAATTCCTTGGTGGCCGCGTACTTGCAGAGCATGGTGCCGTCCGGGTTGGCGGCGACGATCTCGAACACGCCGGGCTCGGTTTCGCGCCACAGGCCGGCGTCCACGAGCTGGCGGGCGAGCTTCGGGCTGCCGCCGAGCTTCCTGACGCGCTGCATGGTGATGGCCCCGTCGTAGTCGCCGTGGCGCAGCTGGCGGCCGACGTAGCTGCCGGCCATCGCCCACAGGCCAATCGCGGACAATGGAAGCTCCTCGCATTGCGGGGCGTCGTAGATGCCATCGTCGATCATGAACCAAGTCATGGGTGTCTTCTCCTCTCGGGTCGGCCTATTCGATCTCGCCGGTGTCGGGGTCGACGGTTTCCCCGCCGTCGTTCCCGTCGTCGTCCGTGGTGGGCAGTTCGCCGAACGGGTCGAGGCTGCGTTTTAAGTCGTCGAGCATGATCCGGTGGCGCGTGGAGTTCGGATAGGTCATGAGGTCGTCCAGGACGGTGGCCTCGTCGATGATGCGCTGCGCGAGCTCGTCGGCGTCGTAGAGCGCTTCGACGTATGGGCTGATGCCCTTGTAGCGTTCGATGTATTCCTCCTTGTCGGCGCATTCGAGGAGCTTCGACGCCTTGACGCGGAACGCGCTGGCGGCCTTCTTGACCGAGCCTGCGGCTGCGGACAATGGCAGCAGCTGCAACGGGGTTATCTCGTCGGGGATGAGCGTGTCCTGCACGCCCTTGCTTTTGTTCTTCGCCATGCGAGTGTCCTTTCTAGAATTCCGGGTCGCCGGTGTCGGTGGTGAACGTGTCCGGCGTGTAGCCGCTGCCGCCGTTGGCCCACGGGTCGGACGCCGGCGGCGGTGTCGTCTGCTGCGGCTGCTGCTGTTGCGGGGACTGGCCGTTCGGGTTGCCGAACGTGCTGCCACCCTGATAGCCGTCGTGGCCTCCCTGTTTCGTGACCTGCGCGGTGGCGTAGCGCAGGCTGGGCCCGATCTCGTCCACGGTCATTTCGACCACGGTGCGGTTCGTGCCGTCCTGAGCCTGATAGGAGCGCTGGGAGAGCCGGCCGGTGGCGACGACACGCATGCCCTTGGACAGCGACTGGGCGCAATGCCCGGCGAGGTCGCGCCAGGCGGAGCAGCGCATGAACAATGACTGGCCGTCCTCGTACTGGTTGGCCTGCCGGTTCCAGACGCGCGGCGTGGAGGCGATGGTGAAGCCGCACACCTGCGTGCCGGTGCCGGTGGTGCGCAGTTCGGGGTCTGCGGTCAGGTTGCCGACGATCGTGAGGATGGTTTCGCCGGCCACTAGTCCTCGTCCTCCATGTCCTCGATCCAGTCGCCGACGAACGTGGCGAGGACGTGCGCGTCCTTGGCTGCGCTGCTCGCGATGCCCCATGCCACGTCTTCGCGGCGGTTGTGGCAGTGCAGGGCGAGGTCGGAGAGCGCCGCATAGGCCATGTCGGCCACGTCGCGCATGTGCTCCAGCTCGTCAAGCTCGCCGGCGTCATCCGGGCCGTCGCCCTCTTCCTCGTCGTCTTCGTCGTCGATGACGGCGCCGAGCGGCTTCCGGTCGCTGGAGGCGAACATGTCGGCGAGCGTCTTGCCATTGGGCAGCACAGGTTCGACGGATATGAAGGCCTTGGCCTTCTCGCTCAATGCGAGGCCGGCTTGGTCGAGCGCCGTGACGAACAGTTTTGCCAGCTCACCGTCGGAGACGGACACGTCGCCATCGATGAGGCCGTAGAACTTCTCGGCGAGTTTTTCGGCCATTTCCTTGTTGGATGTCATGATTTTCCTTTCCTGATGTCCCGTTTCCATGCCCATTCGCATTCCGCGCCGATGGTCGCCGTGCTGCGGTCGATGACGAACGCGGCGGGCGACGGCATGAGGATGAGGCGTGGGTAGTCGAGCCGTGAGTTGCATTCGCAGATCGCGTCCAGCGTCTCGGCGATCAGTTCGCCGGGCGTCATGGTCAGGCCCCGTTCGGTGATGGGCCAGATCATGAGGCTGCGGTGGGTGTTCATGGGACTCCTTCGTTTGGCGCGGGGCCGCGCTGGCGTGGTCGACGCCGGCAATGGAGACCACCGGCTCGCACGCCATCGCTTCCGCTATCCACTGACTTCCTGTCGTATGGGGATGGATCGCGGCCGACGTTGACGCGGCCCCAGTGGACGGCCTCGGAATCGAACCGAGTCCCGGCCCTGTGCCGGCACTTGTGCGCCTGCGTGGCCGGGGGCTAACCTGCCCGCCCTATGCGCCGGCGGCCGGGGAACCGCCGACGCTGTTTGAGAGGAGAAGAGATTTTGAGTTTTCGATTCGGGTTTGTACGGTTTTCCTTCCGCCGCCACCTCGGGAAGAGGAGGCAAGACTAGATGGACAACACAAGAAGGCACAGGGCGACCCACAGGCATACGGAGGACACCGTCGTTGAGGGTTTTTCCCTGCGCTTCTGCGCGGTGCCGACGTTGGCCAGCACTAGCACGAGGGCGACGGCGCAGAACGTGATCTGCTGCCAGCACAGGCTCATTCCGATTCGCCTCCCGCCTCTTCGATGAGGCCGATGAGGAACAGTGGCGCGTTGACGAACGCCCACCACGCGGCCAGACCATTGCCCAGCGGGTGCATGCAGGCGTCATGGGTCAACAGCCACGCCAGACAGCAGACGATGGAGACCACCAGCAGCAGGCCGATCGTGTACGGGTAGCGCTTGAACATGACGCCGCCCTTACTTGGTCTGGACGAGCGTGTCGGCGCCGTCCGGGACGACGACGAGCTGATCCGCGTTGGACAGAGCGTCGATATAGTGCTGTTTGAGCACGTTGTCGGTCAGGCTCTCGTTGAGCACGGCGTTGGCGTCGGCCTCGCCCTGCGCCTTGATCTTCTTGGTCTCGGCCTCGGTCTTGGCGACTTCCTGCTCGTTCATGGCCTTCTGCTTGTCGATCTCGGCGGCCTGCGCCTCGTTGTATTTCTTGACGATCTCGTCGCCATAGCGCACGTCCTGCACGCTGACCTGTTCGACGGTCAGGCCGATCTTCCTCCACTTGGCCGCCAGCGCATCTTGCACCGCCTTCGTGTATTCGCCTCGGTTGGTGAGCATCGTCAAAGTGTCGAACCGGCCGGACTGTTCACGGGCCACGCTGCGAAGATCGTTGCTGATGTAGTTCTGCGTGAACGTCTGCTGCTTGCCGTACTCCGAGTACAGGTATTCGGCGGCGCTTGGATCAAGGCTGTAGTTGACCTGAATGTCGATGTCTGCGGAAGCTCCGCTCCTGTCGTTGACGGTGACTTGCTTGCCGACCGCGCTGCCGCCGTCGTACTTGTAATCGGTGTCTTTGTAGAAGTTGATGAGGTTGTTGCGAGTGTCGTATTTGACGATGCTCTGCCACGGCGTCTTCAAATGGAAGCCCGCGTCTTCGGAATGGCCGGCCAGACTGCCGCCCATGTTGCGGATGACCGCGACCTCGCCCACGTCCACGGAGTACAGGCATGCGGGGATCAGCAGCATCAATCCGACGAGGCCCGGAATGAGGCCGATGCCGGCCCCCTTGACGTTGTTGGACAGCGCGATGCCGGTGACGGCGGCGCTGAAGAGCAGCAGGACGATGGAGATGACGAACCAGATCATGAGGGTTCCTTTCAGAGGATAAGGCCCTTTCCCCATGCCGGTAGGCTTGAGGTGCCAACCAAAAATCCGCACGACGCGGGGAAAGGAAGAATTTTCAATGCAGACACAACGAGAGGCGCTTAACGAAGCGCTCGACAATCTCCGTGTCGGAACCAGTAGCGCCGCTTGGCTCCGGGATCATGCAGAAAGCGAAGAGGTGAGGAAACTCGCCCGCGCCGTTCATTACATCGGCTTCGGCGCTCAGCAGATCGCCATCGCCCTCACCGACCGAAACAAGACCAAGGACTTGTAGGAGAAACAGGGACACCGCGTCGAGCTGTGCCAGAAGCGCACGCCTGTCCAGCTTCTCCGAGATTCGCCTGTATTCGGAGTCCCCCAGTGCCTCGCGCACGGCAGCCTCTGAATACAGGGACGCTTTCATGCGCAGCATGCCGGCGTCCTGAAGATTGTGCTGCAACGTCTCCAGAGAGGACAGCAACGCAGGTTCACAATTGGACTTGCTCATTTCGCCGCCTCTTCCGGTTGGGGGTTGTCCGCCGGCCACGGGTCAAGGGTGCGACCCATGAGGTAGTCAACACTGGTGTTGAAGAAGTCGGCGAGCGCCTTGTAATCCTTTGCAGAGAAGGATCGGAGGCCGTTCATTTTGTTGGAGAAAACTTGTTCGCTCATACCGATGGCGAGCGCCACGTCTTTCTGAAGGCAATGACGCATCTCGATCAGTCCTGAGATGCGGGACGCTGGGTTATCACCTTCAAGCGTCACTAATCGTTTTTGATTGGCGTTCATGGTTGCTAACCATATCACGCACTAATCGATTTCGAGCACTCTCGGCGTGTCTTGATTTTGATTCGACATGCTGAGATTCTTGCGCTACTAATCACTTTTGCGTATCATTAAGGGCATGACGGTAACTATGACAGCCCCAAAGGTTGCAGCTAGCCCGCAGGACATAGCGATTTTGAACCTGAATATGCTGATGCAGCTTGAAGGGCGCTACAGAAAAGACCTCGCCGAATACATCGGCAGACGCCCACAGAATCTCTCCCGCATGATGTCAGGAGAGAGCAACTGGGCACTGAATGACATGTGGAAGGCGGCTGAGTTCGTGGGCGTCTCCCTTGACGTCCTGACTGATCCGACTCTCACGCCGGCCAAGGCGCTCAGCATCATCGGCGAGCGCCATAACGATAACGATGGGAATGGAGGTTTGCCTGTCGTCAATGTTGACGACTTACGCCTAGGTGGCGGGGCATGGAAGACCCCGGCTATGGTTCTGGCCGCCTGATTTTTCGGGCCGGTCGGGATCATAACCCAGAGGTCCACGGTTCAAATCCATGCCCCGCTACCAATTGAAACCGGAAACCTTTTGGTTTCCGGTTTTTTGTTTTTCTAGGACGTCTCGCTCCTT